TTGAAGTAAGTGTTAATTTTGAAGATAGTGCACATGCTCAATATACAGGTATGCAACTATTAAAACAAGAATTGCAATATAAAAGAAAAGACAGTGGAACTTATATAACGGCTTATTTGCAAGACGGCGGTTGGGAAGAACTAGATTATCAAGACTTAAACTTTGATTGGTACAATCAAGAAATTAGTGATACATTTTATAATTATTTTTATTCAAGCGTTGAATTTGTAGGTATTGACTATGTGTTAAACGGTGGTACACTTGATGAAACATTGACAAATCCATTTTTTAAACCAATAGGACAAATGATATCGTATGGTGATTTTCTAACAAGCACAAAAGTTGGTTATACTTTTGAATATTGGCAACTACTTTCATTTGAGGATGTAAGTATTTTATATGGTAGTAATATTTTTGAACCTATACAAGTAACGGCTATTTTTAAGAAACAACAAGTTAAAATTAATTATATCACAAAAGGTGGAATTGTTAAAGAAATATACCCTAATGAATTTGTGTTTGTTGATTATGGAAGTAAAGTAACTAGCGACTATGATTATAATTGTATTAAAGAAGGTTATAAGTTTTTATATTGGAGCATTGAAGAAGGTGGCGACCCTTATATATTTGGCGAACAAATTATAGAAGATGATATAACATTATATGCAAATTATAATATTCAAAGTTATACCATTAATTTTGATATGCAAGGAGGAACACCGCAAGAACCTTCACAAACAAGACAATATAATCAATTGGTTAGTGAACCCGTAGATATCCCTACCAAAGAAGGGTATAAATTTATTGGTTGGAGCAAAACAAATATTAATTTTAATGCTTATGATTTTAATACACCTGTAACACACGATTTAACTTTATATGCTTATTGGATGGCACCCTCGACTAAAGCAACTTTTTATCAAAATAATGCGGAAGATAGTAAAGTTAATAAAGAAAATGACTTAGTTAAAATTTATGAATGTAATATAATTTTTAAAGATAGCACTTCAATTTTGAACCCTATTATTAAAATTGTTTATAACGAACTTCCAATTTTTAATTATTGCTATATAAACACTTTAAATAGATATTATTATATCACTAATATTGTATTAACACCTAATAATTTTTATGTGCTTTATTTGTCATGTGATGAGTTAATGAGTTTTAAAAATGAGATTAGAAATTTAGAAGGTTTAATTGCAAGAAATGAATTTGAATTTGACCCTAATTTGACTGATAATGAATTAGTAGTTGATAATACTTCACAACTTGCTTTGCTTGAAAATTTAACGCCACAAAACAATCCTTTTAAGCAAACAGTAAATTTACCGTTTGTAATTTCTACAATGTCTACAACAGGCGAACAAGGTGGCGACAATTTAAAGTCATGGGAACAAACTTCATTCAATAAAAAATTTTCAGGAAATATTAACACTATAACTAGATTATGTAATCAATGTAGTAAAATAGACCAATCAGTTATAGGAACTTTTTTTGCAAATCCTAATGAATATATATCATCTATTATGTTATACCCTTTTGAAGTTAATAAATTCTTTAGATCTAGCACTTATTTTGATGAAATAACAATTGGAAAATCTACTTTTAAACTTGAAAATTATTATTTATCAAATCCACATAATAGTATTAATATTGCTAATTTTAAAATTGAACCTTATTTTAATAATTATTTAGACTATCAAACACAATATAAAATTTATATACCGTTTTTTGGTTATTTTCAAATTTCACCTCAAATCTTTATGGGTTATTATATAAAGATTGATTTATCTATTGATTTTGATACAGGACAAGCATTATTACTAGTAAAACGTGGGGACTCGTTAACTGATAATTCAAGGGATGTTCTTATAACAACACAACAAGGAAAGTGTGGTGTTAAAATACCAATTGGTAGTGATGGAACATACAAAACTAATCAGGATTTATTAATTACTAATATAAAAGGTTTAATTGATTATGCGGTATCAATGGGTGCTTTTGCAATAACAGGTAACCCTATTATAGGTATATTGGGTGGAGCACGTGCGACTAGTAATATGGTTATGGGTAATATTAATGCCTTAACTTCTTCCAATGCTATTAAAGGTGAAACAAGTGGTAATGTAAATGATTTGGCTATGCCTTTTGAAATTTACATGTTAGTCACTCGTCCTGTTGTTTCTAATTCTCAAGAAAACTATAAAAAATTATTAGGATTACCACTTAATAAAACTAGATTACTAAAGAACATGAAAGGTTATACACAAGTTAAAGAAGTCCACATTGAAAATTTATCAACGGCAACACAAGAAGAAAAAAATAAAATATATGAAATGCTAATTAATGGGGTTATATTGTAATGAAACCTAAATATTATCGCTTAACTAGAATTAGAGAAAAAAGCAAAGAAGTTGGAGGTTGTAAATATTTTGTTATTTTTGGTGAACGTTCAAACGGCAAATCATTTAGTGTATTAGAGTTAATACTTCAAAGATATGTTGAAAGCGGTTATAAAGATGAAGGAGCAATCTTGCGTCGTATGCTTGAAGATTTTAGAGGTAAACGTGGAGCACGAACCTTTGAAAATTTAGTTAATGAAGGTAGAGTAAAAGATATCACTAAAGGTAAATTTTCAAAAATTGTTTACAAATCTTCAATGTGGTTTTTAGCCAATTTTGATGAAACTTTAAATAGTGACGTACTAGACAAAAAACCTTTTTGTTATGCATTTTCTTTAGCGTCAATGGAACACGATAAATCGGCAAGTTTTCCAAATGTTACAACAATTTTATTTGATGAGTTTATTTCAAGGAATGGTTATTTAGAAGATGAATTTGTATTATTTACCAATACTTTATCAACTATTATTAGATTACGTGAAAATGTTGAAATATACATGTGTGGTAACTCAATAAACCCTTATAACCCTTATTTTGGTGAAATGGGCTTAACTAGGGCTAAACGCATGAAACCTGGCGATATTGATATATACAGTTATGGTAATAGCAAATTAAAAGTTGCAGTTGAATTTGCCGACGGTATCGGAAAAAATAAGAAAAGTAATGTTTATTTTGCTTTTGATAATCCTAAATTAAATATGATTACAGGTGAAGGTAATACTTGGGAAATTGGTATATACCCTCATTTACCTTACAAATATAAATTTGAAGATGTATTGTTTATTTACTATATTAAGTTTGAAGGGGAAACGTTGCAATGTGAAATTATTAGAGATGATGAACATAAATGTGTATATACATATATACATAAAAAAACAACACCAATAAGAAAAGAACAGGAAACAGTTATTTATTCACTTGAGTTTAACCCTTCACCAAAATATAGACGTCGAATAAATATGCCTGTCACAAAACTTGAAGAAAAAATTGTATGGTTTTTTAAACTAGATAAAGTCTTTTATCAAGATAACATGATTGGTGAAATAGTACGCAACTATTTAATGGCTTGCGGATTTCCGGTAAAATAAAAATAAAGTGTAAGTTAAACATACTTACACTTTAAATTTTTATATACTTAATACCTTTTAAATAGTCTAAAAATTGTTGACTGATTGAAAGTGAGTATGTAGTACTTTCTAAATGTATGCTTGCAAACTCATGATAATAACCTAATTTACCTGTATAATCTTTTACATAACCTTCATATTCAAAATCTAAATATGTATGTGTTTGTTTACCTGTTGCGTCTTTAGGAAATTCTAACTCGTTTTCAAAAGCATTAAAAACTTTATCAACTTGTTTAATATCATCATTTGCAAAATGTTTTAGCAACCACGGTGTTGCGGTTTTTTTATTTACGCCACTTATGGTTAAAGTTAGTTTATCATTTTTTAAATACATATAACGTTTTGCACCTAAAGTCTTAAATTTATCATATATGCCTTCATCATCCCATACACCTAATATTTTTTCAGCACCTTTAATTGTTTTTGGTTTGTAAGCCTCGTAAGGTATTTTATGATAGTCTAGGGCTTTTTGAAGTTTATAGATTAGTCTATTGTTATACAATTCAAAAAATTGTTTATGCTTATCATAATTAATAAATTTAAGAGAGTCGGTATCACTATAAATATAATCTTCTTTTAATTCAAAAATACCACTCCAAAGATTTGCACGTGCATATGCGGTAACAAAAACGCCCCATGGATAGAAAAGAAACCTATTTCTTGATTTATTATATTTTGCTATAATTTTATCAATATTTTCAGTTGTGTTTTTTTCTTTATGCCACCCTTCAATATCATAAATTATTTCATCACGAACTATATCAGTAACACAACAACCATATGCCGAATTAATCATCCCTTTAGATGATAAGTATTCAACTTCTTTTCCCTCGACGTCCTTTAGGGTTGTTTTATCACTATAAAGTTTTAAAATTGATTTTACAAAATCAGTAGGTAAATAACCTTTTTGATAGTAATAAAATCTTCCTATTCTAAATGATGAAAAAGAATATGTACGTTTGATAATCTCCCAATCAATGTTAGTGATAGATATTATTAAACGTTTTGCGGAAACAATACGTCCATTATTTTCAAGTTGATTTTCAAGACTTCTACATTTTGATGATGAGATATAATTTTCATAGTAAATCAAACTTTCAACGTCATTTAATTCAACGTCAAACACACAACAATAATTACGTACTTTTTCTTCAAATTCTTGTCTAGTTATATGATTTATTTGTATGCCTTTACTCATCGGAAATTTCTCGGCAATCATCACAGTAGGGTAGGCGGAAGTTTCATCAAAACTTCTAACATTTGTATATACTTTACCACAATTCATTGCATTTGCATGCGTAAAACCACCCATAAAAGAAGTTTTTAGTAAATCGTATTCATCAGTAGTTAAGGTTAATTTTTGCATTAAAGCATAATATTTGCGTGTTTTATCTTTGCTTGCTTTTTTATTGCCTACTACCTTATAACAAGCCTTGCGACAATAATTACGTACATATCCTGTTTTGGTAAGGGGTATTTTTGTAATATCGCCGTCATTTGTAATTGTTTCATCAATATAATATAATATAATTAAAACGTCGTGAATGCAATAATCTAACTCTTCTTGTGTAAGTGGTGTAGTTGAGTGACGTATTTCAGAATAATCTAAATCGCCTACTAACTTTTCAATTTTATGTTTTGTTAGATTTTTAGCAACAACACTTAAAGAATAACCACTTAATTGATAACTACAACGATATTCTACGCCGTCAGTTGTAATAGCCTTTAATACTTTTCTTTCTTCAATCGCAAACACTTTATCAAAGGTATGATAACCTCTTATGAATTGAAAATCAAAAGCAAGATTGTGAACATAAATTAATAGATTAATAGCGTTTGTATCAAAAATATTAGTTATCATATTATATAATTCTTGATATTCTTCAAGTTTTCTTCCAATTATAATTAAAGTATCACCATTTGAATATATGCCAAAAGTCCACTCGTATACAATACCTCTTTTCACATAGTCTTTAATTTCATTTTTATTTATATCATCTAAAGATAAAGAAGTTTTACCCGTTTTTAAATTTTGATAAAAAGAGGAAGTTTCAGTGTCAAAACCACAAGCAAAATTGTAGTAGTATTTTTTACCTTTTTTACTTATTTTTGCTTTAGTTTTTATACTTTGTAAAACCTCCTCAATTTTTGATTTATTAGATGAAAAAATTAGAATTTCCATTGAACCGCTCTAAATCTTTGAGGGTTTCTTCTTGTTGTCTTTTATATAATTCATCATATTTTTCATTTAATCTATTTGTATACCATTCCGCACTATGTCTTTTATCAGTGTTTGAAAACATTATGGCAATATCTTTTTGAAGTTGATAACTATCATAATCATTACGCAACTCGGTTATTCTATTATATACTTCCCAAAATTTATCTTTCATTGCTTTGCTAGCGTCATTATAGGACCACGTGATTTGGTTGTTTGAGTCTAAATCGGCTAGTCTTTTATCAACACCTGTAAGAATTTTTTTAACACCCTCAAACGTTGAACTTTTAAGTTTCATAATATTATAAGCAGTTGTAATTTGTTTTAACATTTGATTGCGTGTCATTTTTTCTAACTCTTTTGAAGTCGTATATTTAACACCGCTTTTTAATGATTGTTGATATAAGTTAAAAGCTCTAGATTGTGAACTATACCCTTTAGTTTGTAATGTTTTCATTCTTCTATTCATATTTCTTGAAAGTACTTTTGAAGTTTGTATTAAGTCATCTTTTGTCATTTTTGACAAATCAGTGTAATCAAGGCTAAGTATCTTTTTTAATGTAAGATTTTTTGCCATAAAGAATTACCTCTTAAAAAGGTAATTTATCATTTTGTCTAGCAAAATCTTCTAAAGTGTTTGACTTCCATTCTTCTTGTTGCATATCGCTCCAATTTTTAATAACTAATGTTAAAATTTCAATTTTCTTTTCTTTATCATATTTTTTAGAAATAAAATAGTCATTTGGTTTTAAATCAATTGTAATAGGAAATGATAAATCTTTCTTTAACATTTCTTTATTAAATAATTCTTTATCTTCTTTGTAAAAACCAATATTAAAATAATGGTCGGTGTTAGTTTTTGTGTCTTCCTTTCTTAAAATACCTTTTAGAACGGGAAATTTATTTCCGTCTTTCTTTGAAATATACTTTTTTTCATAAATAAAAATTCTCATGTGTTTTTTTCTTTCTCTCACTTTGGTAGGTAGCACCAATTTTAATTTGTAAGGTTTTTGTTTTTAATTGTTAAGCCTTGTAAACAATGTCAAAATCTCTACAACGATAATAGCCGTATACTTTCATTAAATAGTCTAGTTCTTTTACTCGGATATTGGTTAAACTATCTAATTCAATTTTATGTAGTATTGGCTTAATGTAATTTCTTTCTTCTTCAGTAATATTTTCAGTAGGAGTTAAGCACTTTACTTTACCACGACGAATTGCTTTTGTCATTTCTTGTCGTGAATGAAAATGTAATTCTACTTCGTAAATATCATTTTTATATACATATAGCATTGTTTTACCTCCTTTCTTAATATTCACCGATTTTTATTTTATAATTAACATACAAAATTAATCGTTTTAATTTATAGGTTTCATAATCAGTTTCTTTTTTAAAATTTTTATAACCTTTAATGAACCTTTTAATTAATTCATTAACATTTTTTTGTTGCTTTAAAATTATTAATACTACTTTACCATACTTATCAACCACTAGAAAATCATTGTATAAACCCCTAAATTTTGAATGTACTTTCCCTTGCATGTATGTATAATAATCAATCATAAATCTATTATGCTTATCAGTTAATATTAAGTATAAATCTTTATTAATTTTTCTACATGGCACAAGTTTATCAATTAATAAACCATTTTCAATAATAAATAAATTATTTTTCCTTTTCTTTTTCATTTTAATCAACCACTTCAAAATAGTATTTTTTTAAATTTTCTTCGCCAATTTCTTTAATAGCATTTTGGCAATCTTTAGCGGTTTCAAAATATAATTCAAAAGGTAATATTCTACTGTATCTATTCATAGTAGGGCAAACCTTTTTAGTATCAATATCATAAGAAACTGAGTATCTTATTTTTGAACAATCATCAACAAATTTAACATTTGATAATTCTCTTAATCTATTAATGATTTTTAATTTCTCAATCATTTTTTTGGCGTCTTCTGTAGTTTTAAAAACATTATTAAAAGATAGTCTATCTTTATCACAATTTGAAAAATTAGAAAATGTATCTTCATAAACGTGCCCTGTGCTCGTCACATAGTAAAATTTATCACCGCTTTTAGGTTTCCATTTTTTATTATATTCAACATATTTCCAATCATTTGCAAGTAAATCGTCTATATAACCAATAAGTTTAACTAAAGGTAATATAACTACTCCATAATGATAAGCAACTAAACAATTTTCATATAAACCAAAAGACAAACCACTTTCGTATGCCTCACGTGTAATTAGTCCTCCTTTTTTTAGATATTCTTCATCAATTTCAAAAAATTTCATGTTTTTTCCTTTCTCGCTCTCTATTTTAAGGGCTTGCGACCTTCATTTGAAATGGCTAGATTAAGAAAGGCAATTATGCCTTTTGTATTTTCATTATAATATCATAATGTAAACTTTCATAATAATCAATCATACTACAATATTCATCATAATTTAAATTTACTATTGCTTTATTATTTGAATAACAATATACTTCATCATCATCTTCATTAAATGTATGTAGAAACATTACAACGTCTTTAGTTTCAAAATGTTGTAAAATTATGCATTCTTTTTCAGTCATTATTTTTCACCTCCTTTTAACACAATCATAATAATCACCACAATATGCAAACATTAACTTATAACCATTTTCAATCAACGTATCACACATATTATAATACATGTCAAATGATATTATTAAAGGGTTATTATAATCATAATCAATAATTACATTTACATTGCGTTTTTTATTGTCATCTTCTAAAACTCTAATCTCCCTAACACCGTCTTTACTTTCAAATCTTAAATGTTTAATTATTTTCATTTTCTTTACCTCTCTTTATTTTATACCACCATTATACACCTTAATAAATTAAAATGCAAATAATATGCTCTTAAATATTAAATAATTTATTTATTATTTATACTACCATTATACACCTTAATAAATTAAAATGCAAATAATATGCTCTTAAATATTAAATAATTTATTTATTATTTATACTACCATTATACACCTTAATAAATTAAAATGCAAATAATATGCTCTTAAATAATCATTAATTATTACATCATAACCCCTAAATACATAAATACCTAAATACTTCTATACATAACCACATACGCCCTACATTTAATTCGCCAAATTCGGG